ACACCTGGGTTTCTACTGAATAAGGAAGCTATGTAACTCTCAATGAATCCATAAGCATCAGCTGTCTGGACATATAACTGAGAATCTAAACGACTTTCATTATTCCAGAACTTTGTTTCATAGACAGCCTTATATTTCCAAAGCTCTCGTCTCTCAGCTTCCCAATAGTTGTCATGGGATTGCACGATCTGTTTTACTATATCTGTGTCTAACTTGTATGATTTTGCCATTAAGCCCATCCTCTTATGTTTCTATGTATTCCATTTTCCCTTATTACTCTTCGAGCTCTGCGACGCTTAACATACTCATCAATCATGGTCTTTCTCACACTTAAAAAGCTGGGAACACCTACCAGTTTGGAAGCCCAACAAGCTAAAGCCGCAGACATTACCATGTCGTCGTGAGCCGATATCGCAGCCGGTGCTCCCTTTGTGATTTGAATGTTTCTTAGCTCTGACCATAGATCCTTATCCACTGAAGTAATGACCTGCTCGCAAATAAGATCACGTAGGTGGTCGAATATAGCGATTTTATTTTCCTTTCTTGTTCTCCAGTCCCTACCTCGCTTATCCTTGTATAGGTTCTTTAGCTTCCATTCCTTTAATCTATATAGGACGGTTTCACCTGGTCCGTTCTGTTCGACTAATGTAAGTGGTTCATTATACTCATAGTAAAGGTCATAGATCTTATCAGCTAACTGATGTGGTAGTATCTGGTTGCTCCTATAACAATAGATGGGTTGCATGGTGGTGCATGACACAATGGTGATCACGCTGTAATCACCTCCTCTGCCTGCAGCCACGTCTACACCCATAGCAAACTTATCGCCTTCTATCGCATCCGTATATTGCCTTTCAGCTCGACGACCATTGTCGGTTAACTCCAATGTGTCCAGTATGTCGAGCGGAAAGAAGTTGTTAGTGGATGCGAAGAAGGCCTCATCAACTGTAGCTGGGAACTCACGTCTGAACTTCTCAACACCCATGGTGTTTATCGTCGTTCTTCTCCAGTATAACTGACCTTTTGTCAGGCCATACTGTTCCTGTAATGCGATCTCCTCAGAGGTCATATCTGGAACCTGAGGTTGATGAAACTGTGATTTCTTTGTGTATACACTATGATTATACCAAGGAAAGAAGCAGAGATGCCAGCCATTCTCTGGTGCTCCCATTATTAACTCATGATACTTATCACCTGGGACGTTAGGAGTTGTCTCTATTATTATCTGCCCTTCACCTACCGAAGCAACGGCATTTGCAAGGAGATCAGGCTGATCATCAAAGAAGCTAAACTCAGAGATGTGAGAACTTGAAAAAGTAAAGCTTCTCGTGGCCCCGGCCTTTCCACTTGCTGTGAAGGATCTGAGGACGGCTTTAGTGTCTCCGAACTGGAGGGTTCTGGCAGACGATTTGGAAAGCTTCCGTTGCAATGGTTTTGGCATTGATAGATAGAATCCTTTGTCCATCTGGTGGAGGTGGTCAGCGCTATCTCTGGTGTAGCTGATGATAGCGTGAGTTGTTGGTTCGTTGGCCATGTAGCTTTTCCAGAGGAAGTAAGCTCTGATGAGGGTGCTAACTCCAAGTTGGCGTGCTTTAAGAACGATAATACGGTTTTGGGTGAGTAGGGCATCAAGTAACTCCTCTTGTTCCTCTCTTAGTCGAAAGGGCACTAACTTATTGTGTTCCTTATCGAAAACTTTAAGAAACTTAAAAAACTTGCGGGGATCCTTGAATGCTTCAAGAACTTCCTTATTGACTTTAGTTATCCGCGCCGCCATCTATTACCCTAAGTATATCGTCAAAATCCCCGTCAGCAGAACCAAACTCGACCTTATACTTGTGCATCACCTGGAGTAGTTCCATGAACGTCCTTGGTGAGGCTTTCCAGTCTGTTTCGTCGTTGTGTTTTACTGCTAACAGCATAATGCTCTTCACGATCTGCTCAAAGTCACCAGATTCTACGGCTTGTTTTAATCTGGTTTTGTAGTTTCGAGATCTGAGAGCGTGTTCAGCTTTTCTGCGAAGTGCTTGATCCTGAGTGCTCATAATAGCTCCTGTGTTGTATCCTCAGTAATAGCATCTGTTTTTTCCTTCTCGTAGTCACTAAGTGGTATCTTGAAGGATTTGTCTAATCCTAATGTGTCAATGAGACGATAGCATGTCATCGTGTTCAACTTATAGTATTGTTTCCTGGTTAGCTTCACACCTTCTACCATTCCGTCCCTTATCTCAAACATCTTATTCACCCTACACACGTCAGGTCGAGTGTCATAGATCTGACATTTATTGTCAGCTGTAAGATGGTTGCACCTACCGTTCTCGTCTGAGGGGAGCTCAGGAACATCCTTGACAAAATGGCAACAGGCTCCACAGCCGCTACATAGGAACTCAGTCTTGCTCACTGATTATCTCCCTTAGTTTCTTCATCGCCTTCTGCTCACGCTTCCAGAGATAAGCGATACTATAGCCAAGTTTCTCAGCTATCTCACGGTATTTGAGACCGTGTCCGAAGCGTAACATTAGAACATTCCTGTCCAACTCTGAGACGTTTTCTAATAGGGGCCCCAGTATTTCCATAGGGTTGCGTTGAGGAGTGTCTTCTGGTTCATCCTGGATAGGATCATCATGAGGCTGATAGCAACAGCCTTTCTCATCGATGAGCCAGTCGATCGTCGTCTGCTTGTATCCTTTATGATACCTATACCATTGCTTGTCGTCATCGTCGGTAAGCCCGACCCACCATCTTGCCATATTCATACAACGACCCTCCAATCACAAGCTCTGGGAGTGCCTTTAACAGTTCGCATCTTCCACTTGCCGGCCATCGGAGAGTGATTATATTTCCCATTAGCCCAGACGCACCAGGCCTCTTTATCAAAATGGGGAATGTATAGACGAACCCTGGGGGTTCGTTTATCTACGTGTGTAACAAACGCTTCGTATACCTCATCTAACTTAAAGTTACGAAGCGTGAATAGAACACTGAGACGTCTACCTCTAAAAAAGGAATCGGGATATCGAGAACCCTTCCAATACGGTGGTTCCTCGAACACCATTCCAGGTGTCTTTACTGACATATACATACTCCTGTTTTTCTTTGTCGGAAGTAAGTATACAGGGACGCCTGTTTTATTATAGGTAGACGTCTCTTTTTTCAGACGAGTTTATCCGGATCATAGGCGGAGCCGTCATCTGGCCAGAGGTCGAGGATGTCTTCCTCATCCTCATCGAGCTTTCCCACCTCATCACCCCACATCGTCCAGCCATTTCTGGTGTGGCGACTAAAAAGTTCTAAATAAGGTCCATGACTTCTATTCTCAACGACATCATAGAACTCGTCTGGTTTTTGAGAGTGAGCACGTTTCTTTGCCTTGAAGATTGAGGAGATACCGCGGTGGCTTGTTCTCACAGCCGATCCTTTACCTTTCACACCGAATAGGCATAGCTCGTGCTGTCCTCTGAAGTAGTAGCCAAGTCCGTATGAGTTCTTCACCCAGACGATGTTCGTCTTATACTCGAAGCCAAGTTCTTTCATCAGATCCATTGCCTTGTCTATGTGCATGTTGATACACCAGATGTAGCAGTGGGCGTTATCATCGATGTTATAGGTGTCTAATGTTTGCTTGACAAGAGGGATGATCTCTTTTAACTTCATCATGTCATAGTGTTGGGCTGGGTTTCGATTACCTCCGCCGATAAAACGCCATGGTGGGTCGATTACTATAGTCTTGAATGGCTTTCCTTTTTGATTTAGCATGATTTATCTCCATAGAGCAAAGTTAGAAGATTTTCTGTGCATTGCAAAGCTTGGATCATTTCCTTTGCCGTGTGAAGCTGATCTATTACATCATCCTCAACAACATGCTCCCAATCGACTGGGAGGGCTGCGCGCTGAGAGTTGCCTATTTCCACATCCATTATATCCAGGATTTCCCATATTGCTTGAAGCTTTTCTTCCAGTTTTTCTACCATTTTATCTCCGTTTTAAGTATGTTGCCATAATACTATTATACCCCGTTTCCCGTTTTTTTACACGAGAAATCTCGTTTTTTAACACGAGTATTTTTTCCGTTGTTTTCGTTTTTTCTTGGTGAGCATCTCGTCTTGCGTCGATCGCGCGCTGGACTGCCAGTCTGGGGGCCCCACCCGGCCTATAGGCTAAGCTTTGTCCCGACTATCGTCAGACACAGTCTAACATAGGGCCGAAGGGCTAAGCTCGACCTCGTAACTCGCTATCTCTCTCTCACTTATACCCTACCCTACCCGTCGTCGTTGTATAGATCTGCCATGTCCTATCCTCCTAATACTATTATACCACACCTATCTGCCATTTACACGAGATAAGGCCATTATATTCCGTCAAGGAAGTGAAGGCCAAAACTCGTTGATTGGCTGCCATCGGTCAGGATATGCAGGGCTCCCATCACGGAAGACGCGGTCTCACCAAATGTAAAAGAATGTAAAAGTTCGTCAGTCAAACCGAAACAACCGAAACAAATCAGACCCGTTTCACCCGTGTCTAACCGAAACATCCGTGTTATCGTTGATGCTCCGTGTCTATCGTTAAAACCGTATCATCCGTCGTAGAGTAACATCGTCGTTTCACTAAGCAAAGGTCGATCGGGCTTAAGCTCAAGGCTGCCGATCGACGCTAAGCAAGTTATCCTTGCTGACTATTAGTTGAGAGTTCAACAAGACCACAGTCAAGCCATTCGATAAGCGTCCGGACACGAGTGCTTGCATTAGCCGGGTCAAGAAGGTAGAAGAGCAAAGCATTCTGCGTATCAGCATGCTTGACCAACCAACCATTTGATAGGCTCAGGCCTCCATCCGTGTGAATCCATAGCTTCATGTCTGATTCACAACTGCCATCATCATGCATCACTGATACACAGCATCGGTATGAGAGATGTTCTGGACCACTTTCCACCACCTCTTCAGGCGTGACATCGATGTAGCCTGACAGGTATGTCATGGTGAAGGTGTTGCTTGGATCCTGGGTGTCGATGCAT